GTGCACCTCACCAATCACTCTGAACGCAGCCAGAATGAACGAGGGGACCATGTGTTTGTCGTACTTCTCGTAGTCACCACCTACCATGTTGTCTTCCCCAAACTTGGTTAGATACTGGTAAAAGTGGGTCCATTCCACTGACTGGGCCACTGTGCCTGGCGCTGCTTCGAACACGAGTTTGTTCTTCTGTAGCAAGCGCACAAACGACAACAATCGACTGCGCACCACAAGACTCCAATCCACAGGAGCTCCTGTGAAGATTCGCGTTTTCTTCGCTTCAATTTTTGCAAAGGGGACAGCCTCATCCTTAAGGTGTGCGGTGAACACTGGGTGTACACGCTTTCCTTGTTTGTAGGACTCGCTGATCTTGTGAACGCGTGCCTCGATTTCAGGTGTGAAAGATACCCCATCTGGGTACTCATCTGTCACATCTGGTTGCAAGTGGTTCTTCTTTGGCCCATGCCATGGATGTCCCATGGATGTGCTGCGATTGATCGAGTCGATGAATTTGACTCCAGGCAGACCATTGATCGCCGCCCTTTCAGAAAGGAAAACGAGTTCTTGTTTCCAAGCATCACTCCCGTATTCTGCTGACAGACCCTCCAGGATATCTGTCACGTACGCGTCAACACAATGATCAAGCAACTGTTGATCGATGTCTGTGAAGGGTTTGACCATCTCGCACACATTCTTGTGCACTGGTTCCCAACCTTGCATCACAGGTTTACCGTGATCAACCTCACCTCCAAAGTGCTCCAACATTTCATGTTGGAGTGGTGTGTCACACACCTTACTCCGAGGTCGAGGTCGATGGCCCGGTAGAGTGCCGTAGATCCGCGCAACACCTGTGTCCAGGTATCGCACCACGCTACGCTGATGGGGAGGATTCAATTGCTCACCATGTAGTGAAAGCAATGGATCGCCTCCTTCTTCAACACTCGCTAATTCATCATCACAACAAGCTTCAAGTTGCTCGCGTGTGATATGGGGAAAGCCTGCTGTGCGGTTGTGTCCCAATGTATGGAGACCCAAAACAACAGGTCCTTGAGGAGTCATGGCGACACCAAGGGAGCCGCAGTCACCGACTTGCGTTTCTTCCTGGCCCATGCCCATGTACACGTCCATATTCACACCCAAGGTTTCAACTGGAAATGCCTGGCAACACGAGACATTGAATAATTCGTTGTACTCAACACACCCATCCATACGCCGTTTGATCGAAACCATACGGGTCGTGGGAATTTGTGTTGTGTTCCAGAACTTCAGAATGTCCTTGCGCGGAGGCGCATTGGTCACCTTTAGGATGACAACGTCACGTTCCACAATCTCCTTCACTTCACTGAAATTGAAGTAAACGGTCACGTTTGATGTGACACCAGGCATGTCTGCTGAGTCGAATATCTTCATTCGATATCGACTACCAAGACGCAGAGCATGACG